TATAGAATCCGTTTTGGTGTTGGTCTCTACCTAATTCACCTTTTGGTTTGTAATAACCCCAAGTTTGCATTCCAATAATATCTCCTTCCATTAAAAACTCACATGCTTCAATCATTTTAGGATGTGCAAACATCTTTTGGATTTTTTCAGAAACTTTGTGTGGGTGCATAATTGGTTCAAACTCTTGCCATTTTTCAGGTTCGTTTGCATTTCTTTCCAATCTTAATCTATCTAATTCTTTGTTTAATTCATCAACCTCATCTTCGGTTAATAATTCTAAAACTGTAAATCCTCGATATCTCCAATCGAATAACATTTGTTGTCTTTCTTCTTCGGATAAGTGTTTGTATTTTTTCATAACTAATTTGTTTTATATAATTAAATATAATAAAAATTATTTTAATTACCAAATTTATTTATGAAATTGTAAAATATTTGGAAGATATAATCCAATATTTTTTAAAGTAGATGCTGTAATTTTTATTGAATTCTTATTAGATTGTAATACTCCCATATCTATTAATTGTCCCATATCAGTATATACAGGATTGATTGGGCCTTTTATTCTCCATCTTAATATTGCTGTTTTCCAAAATGGATTATCTTGTAATTCTTTATATGTACTATTATCTATTTCAAAAACAAATCCGTTTAAATCATTTATTTTTTGACAATAGTATCTTGACATAAATCCAGTTTCATAGTCTGTTTCTTTTGGAATGGGTACTATTGTTTTTGGATTAGAAAAACTATAATCGGTTTTATTTTGTATTAAATCGGTATACATTTTAATTTATTGTTTCTTGAATATTGGTATCTATTTGGCATAAATTATTTTTTATTTTCCAGATGTTATTGGATTTTTAAAGCTTATACCTTTTCTTAAATTTTTTTGTATTCCAAATATTGTATCTGTAATTGTCGTATTTTTTGAAAATTTTGAATGGTCAAGACCATTTTTATCAATATTGTTCGTTTTCCTAACGTTTGATGATATGGGTCTTTCTTTATATTCATTTCCCTTATTGTTCCCTTCTGTATTTGTATCTTCAACATTATCCCCACTCTTTAATAAATAAGAGGCTTCAATTGTTGTTTTCCAATCATTATCACTTAATTCATGTTTAACATTTGTAATTTGAAAATAACCATTTTGATTATATATTTCAGGAATACCATCTACATTAAAATATTCACCACAACTTAATCCAGACATCCCATCTATTTTTAATGTAATATCTAAAAATGTCAATACGGTTGTTCCATTTTCTTTTTTTGGAATATAATTTTGTATCAATGATGGGTCTGTATATATTAAATGATTTAAAGCGGTTTCTGTATTTTGTTTAATATTAGTATTTAGTTTAAATCTTATATAATTTCCTTTTAATACTTCATTTAATTTTTCAATTTCATCTTCGGTTTCTTCTGGTTTTGGTTTTTTTGGTTTTGTGTTTGTGTCTTCTTCTTGTTTTTTAAGCCATTGTATATATTCTTTGTTTAATTGTATTCCAACTTTATTTATACTACAATATCCATCACCATTTGGTAAAAATGATAAATCTGCATAAGAATCCGATTCATTAGTGTTAGTTGTTCTTATATTATCAGTATCACCTGTTTCTAAAATTTTTAATTTGTCATATTCAGCAGAAAACATTGTTTGTCCTTGCATCAATTCATCCATTTCCATATTAAATTCAAATTCTCTAACAATTGAACCAATTGGCCCTACTTTAAATCTATAAATTTTTTGTATATTTTGTTCAAAATTCGTAGTTATATTTTTTAATTTTGTATCTATTATTGTTAATGGTTCTTGATTTGTAAAATCATCTACTTTTCCCAATTCTAATTTACATAATCCAAACATATTTAAATTAATTTCTGCTAATAATGCATTTATACAATCAGCTTGTACATACGATTCATTAAATATTTGAGTAAAAATTTCATATTTAATAAATACATTATATAAATTTCCAATGGCCAAATTACCAACTGAAATTGGGTCTCCGTTTTTAGGGTATATCACATCACCTTTTATATTAAATGATTTACCATTTATATGACAATCGTTATATTTATTTGTTTTTAATATGATTTTGTCTTCCGCTTTTGGTATGTTTGCAACCGTTATAAATGGTAAATATCCAGGTAATATAAACGATGAATTTGTTGACATTATATTTTTATGAGAAGATACTGGTATTAAAGGTATTTTTTTAGCTTTATCTTCATAATAAAAAAAATCAATTACTCCGTTTTTATAATTTTGTATAATTTTTGAAGAATTCATAATACGCAATATAAATTTAAAAGAAATATATGGGTCTTTTGAAACATTTGTATCTTTTTCATTTTCATTAATTACTCCCCAATTAAATAATTCGGTTTTAAGAAATTCATCAGGAAAATCTTCTTTAGTTAATTTACCTAAATTTAAATCTGATGCAATAACATTTAACCATTGTTGATAATGAGTATCAGTAACTAAAGAGGCTCTTGATATTTTTCCAGTTGGTGATGATTGTTTTAATGGAACCCACATTTGTAATTCATTACCGGATGATATCTCTAATTGAATATTAAATGAACCATCGGTATCAGGACTAAATTTAAAATTTGTTAACTTTCCTGCAAAATAATCATAATTATAATTTGTAGCTTTTAATATCTCCAAATATCTTTCTTTTGATTGTTTATATGCATTATCATTGTGTGAAAATATTTCTATAAATCTTTTTTCCCATGCTTTATATCCTTTACCTACAAATAAATTTTGGTCTATTTTATTATAATACTCACCACGAATATCAGTATTATATCCAAATTCTAAAACAATATCCATAGATGGTCTTAAAAAAAACAATTCAAACATTTCTAATTGTTTTAATGTAAATACTCTTACATTTACTTTTGCTGTTTTTAATGTATTATTATTACCATCACTATCTATGTCTATTGATTCTATAATTGGTGTAGATACTCTTCTATTTTCTTCTCCTTCTACAACTATTGGTTTTCCATTTAAATCATATCCTGCAATAGTTTGGCCTGTTTGATACATAGTTTTTACATCGGTGGTATTACTAATAACACATCCATAATATGCATCAGCATGATTATCTAATGCACCTGGTGATTTAATAAGGTCTTTAATACTTTTAATTCTAGTTTTTATTTCACCGGATGTTTTTACAACCATAGCTCCGGTACTTAATATTGCAAAGGGAGATAGTGTTGAAACATTATTCCAACCTACTGCAGAACCTGGTGTTTTAACATCTGCTGGTGTATTAGCTAATTCTCTCGCTTCTAATTTTTTCCTTACTTCTTCTTTTATTGGAGCTATAAATGGAAATCCCATAACTTATTTATTTATTTTTTCTAAATCATTTAATATTTGTGAAACATTTGATGGTATTCTCATTTGTATACCAGATTCAATTGATAAAGATGCGTCATTTAAATTATTTGCGACTGCTATAATCCACCATAAACTTTGGTCATTATAATATTTACTTGCCAAAATATCCAATCTATCACTTTGTTGTGATATAACATACATATCATTATCGTTTGGTTTTATTTTTGGATATATGACACTACCTAAATATTTTTTCTTTGTATATTTGTTAGTTAATGTTGTTGAATATTGGTATCTATTTGGCATAAATTATTTTTTCTTTAATATTGCAAACCCTGTATTTGTTTAATTGGTGTACCAGCTGGTTTCTTAAATCTATTCGGATTCATTGATTTATTTGTTAATACATTATAATTCGGGTCAAATTTATAAGAATTCTGTCCTTTACTTTGTTTACCACCGTTTTTAACGGTATTAGTTGGTTTTGGTGGTTCATCTTTTTTAGTCTCTTGTCCAGTCTCAAGTGGTTTTAATGGGTCAGACTTTTTTTGTGTTAATTCTTCAGTCTCAGGAATATTCATATCTAATCCGTCAAAATTATATCTGTATTTAGTAATTCCATTTTCTTGTTCAGTTTTATGATTTTCAATTATTTTCATAGTAATACTTACTGTAACTACTGATGGGTATAATGCATTGTCTCCACCGTCTAGCATATTAAAATTTTTATTTGGCCATGTAGTATTATCATCAACTGTAAAACTTAATGTTTCAATAAATCCAAACATATTTTTATACATATCTCCAATTGTTAAATAAACTAAATTTGGAGAAAATGCATATTGTGATGAAGGGCCGGTTGGGTTTCCACCATTATCATGATAAGTAAATTGTGCAATATGTTCATATGGAAATGTTAATGATTTTAAATAATTTATTTTTTTAATCATAAAATCTTTTTGGGAGTCATCCATGTAATATAATTGTAAATTAAATGTTAAAGTTCTTTCTACTCCTTGGTATCTATATGTTTTAAATGGAGAACCTAAATATTTAAAATTAGTCCATTCAGGAGTTACATCTTCTGATAATCCCGTTATAGTTCCCGCAAATGGAATTATTTCGTTATTTCCATATTTTTTAAATGTAACCCATACCTGATTTGCAACTCCATTATTACGTTCAACATATTCTTGTTGGTCTTTATTATATGAATCCAAATCATTTACAGAATAATTTGCACTATCCCATCTTGCATTTGATGATGTTTTATCTCTTTCTTCAATTCCACCAGCTACAAACTCAGATTCACCTGTGATTGGATTTATTGATTCTTTATAATTTTGATAAAATTTAGAAAATGTCTTTGTTTCTGTCATTACTTTACCATTAACCGTAGTTTGGTATTGTTGACCATATGGCAATCCTTTAGTTGGATTTTTATCTTTTAATCCTTTTAATAAATCAATACCAATTTCTGCAATTGTTCCTAATGGATTTGATGCACCTTCTTTTATTTTACCAAGTATAGAAGCTCCCGCTGGTGATTGTTTTACAAAGTAATTTGTTTTTACATCTACGGCAGTTCTTAAATTTGCAGGTGTTTTAAATAAAGATATTGGTTTGGCTAAAAAAGAATTATTTTTAAATATTGTATCAGATGGTCTATTTGCTGAACCACCTACTGCACCTGCAATTTGATTACCTATTAAGTCACCTAATGAATTTGGAGATGATAAAAGTAATGCTGCACCTCTTGGTGGATTGATTAAACCTCTGGTATCAATTCTAATAGTATCGGATTTACCATAGAGTTCTTTCTTTTGATTTTTGAATAGGTCGGATATTGTTGGCATCGGTGGATATCTATTTAGTATAAATATCTTATATAAAAATTATTATTATTTTCTTATGTAGTAGGTGGTCTTACTGATACAGTACGTGTTCCTTTATCTCTTGAGATAGCAAATTGTTTTCTCGATGTTGATTGTAAAGCTTGCAAAATCTTTTTACCATCGACATTCACTGCCAAATATTTTTCTTCATCTAATAGTCCATACAATAGTGTGTTGGCCAATCCTAATTGAGCAACCATTTCTTCTTGTAATTTAACAGAATACATAGAGTCACTTAATAGTAAACCGGCTCTTGAAGCCTCTGCTATTTGTGCATCAGTTAATAGTAATTCAACCTTTTCCTGTGATTCCACTACCGGTTCGTTTGCACCTGTTAATGAATCTGCAATAGAAGTTCCTCCAAAATAACCGGCCATTCCACCTACGATTGCACCCAACGGAGGAAAGAAAGGAGTCATTGCAGCTCCTACTGCCGCACCAACTAAACTGGCCATTGCTCCACCACCAGCTCCTGCTGCAGCTTGGGTGGTCGTTTGTCCTGCCTCTTTTCTTTCATTATATTCATATGCAGCAAATAATGCGGTTAGTGCACCACCCATACCTCTAACTCCACCTTTTAAATTTGAACCAACACGTGCACCAAATGTAGGTTTTGCTGCGGACGAAAGTGCTGATGTAGCTAATGTTGTTCCAGAAAGTGCTGATGTACTTCCTGCTATTGCCGGTGCACCTGTCGCTGCTAATCCTCCTTGTCTTGCTGCCATTATTGCGTTTGCTTGTGTACTTCCAGGTGCATACATTACTCCTGTTTTAGATGCAACATAACCTAGGTTTGCTTTAAATGCGTCTGCAGTTGCTCTAGATACAAATTTACCTGCCGAATTGTGTACCATATTTTGGCCAACTAACTTTAATCCGGCAAATTGACTTCCTGCAGTAGCTGCACTTGTAGCACCTACTTTTGCAGCCGTAGTCACAATTCCTGCATTTGTAAGTGCAGTAGTCATTGCCTTACTTAATATTTTTGGGCCTAATTTATAAAATAGAGCACCACCGGCTAACATAGATAAAGCTGTACCTAAACTAGTAGTTATGGTTTTCATCATCTCCGTTTTATTCAACGAATTCATTAAATCTTTAAGTCCTTTTGTATTATTTTCTATCGCAGTTTGTCTTGCTTTTTCAGCGTCAGATTCTAATAATGTTTGTTGTACAGCTACCATTGCCGATGCAACTGCTGAACCTACTGCTTTTGCAGATTCAGCTGCATTTTTAGATAATATAAAAGTACCATTTCCTACTTTTACTTTTTCACCCTCTAATTCACCTCCTGTTCTACCTGTTCTTGTTGCTATTTTTTGTAATGAATTTAAATCTAATCCACCAGTTGCATTTTTAAGTGCTTCTTGTTGAAATAGATTCATTTTTGATGGGTCTAATCCTTGTGCTTTTAATGCTTTTATTGCATCTTCCGTTCTACCTGCTGCAAATAATGCTCTAACTTGTGATAAATCAACTCTTCTACCTAACATTGCTGATAAAGACATTTCGGCTTTAATACTATCTTTGTAGTTTAAAACCATACTTTTACCTGCATTTGCTATATCTGTAAATTTAGTTCCTAATGATGCTGCAAATGTTGCTGCTTTTGCTAATGCGGCCGGTGATTTAAGTTGGTATGATAATGCGTCCTTTGAAGCCTCTGCAACATCTTCCATCAATGCTCCCAAATTAACATTGGCTTGTTTTGCCATTGTTCTTAGACCTTCTTCTAAGTTTATTGCTGTTTCTGCAGATACATTACCTAACCTCATAAAAGTATCTGTGATAGATGCAATACCTTCCGATGTTTGTCCTGTTCTAGCTGCTAACAATGCCATATCTGCTCCAAATTCACCACTTACATTTGAACCCATTGTAGAGGATGCATCTTTCATAGCCGTTGCAATTGTTTCTGCAGCGATTCCGGCCATTTGTAATTGTGCTGCACCATATCCAACACCACCTAATTTTTCACCAAATAATGCCGTTTTAGATGCTGCTTCAAATTCAATACCCATTTGAGTTACTGTATTTGAAAAATCTAGTATTGCACTTTCTTTTACAAAATTTCTACCACCAAATATACCTAAAGTTACTTGTTGATTTATTGCATCAATTTGTCCTTTTAAACCTGCAAGCTTTTTATCATAACTTGCAATTGTTCCTAATTTATCACCAACAAATCCTAAATCATATGCCATTTTTCCAAGTGCGGCACCTAATGCTGCAAATGCCAATGCCAATCCCATACCACCTTCGGCTGCCTTTGTAATAACACCACTCAATTCACTCATAGCCGGAATACCGGCTGATGCTGCAGTCTCTAATGCAAACCCCATCCCTTCCAAATTCTTTTTACTTTTTTCAGCGGCAGCTGCAAATGCTTTTAGTCTTTCTTTTTCATTTTCAAGTGTTCTTTTTACTACCTGTGCACTTCTCAATTGTGCAGCAGTCATTCCCTCCATTTGACCCTTCAATCTATCAAGCTGTTCTTCCATATCTTCATACCCATCTAATATAGCTTGATTATATTGTGATTGTGTTATTTGTTGTTTAACTAATTTTTTTGTATTAACTGCTATTGCATTTCCTAAACCTTTATATGCATCTGTTGTTTTAACTACTTGTTTTTTGAAATTTGTTGCACCAGATAAAGCCGGGCCACTCATCACATCTGATATTGATTTCATAGATACCGACATTCCATCGGAAAGTGAATTCATTGCCTGAAATAACTTATTAGATTTACCTACAAATACACCCAAACTTTGTACTCCTGATGAAAATTCATCTATATTTGCAATTGATTTTTTTAAATTACTATTTATTTTATCAATTGCATCTTGTATCTTCTTTAAGGATTCAGCTGATTTACCTTCGGATATGCCTTTGGCCAATTGCTCTTCTAAATCTTCCAATCGTCTATCCGAGCCAGACCCTTTACCTTTTGAATATGTTTTACTTTTAGCCAATTGTAATTAAATTAGGCGTTTTTTAATCCGTATTTTTTTATCATTGCATCTATGTGACTAGTATCTAATCCCAATGATTGTAAATCTCTTTTTTGTTGTTGCATACTTTTTGACAACTTATCATCGTAGTCAGACCATATATCTGCTAAATCAGGGTCAGCTTTACGAAGTTTCTGAAGCCATTGACTTTCTCTTCCGTCAGCTTTCGCTTGGAAAAAACTTTTGAAAAAATCCATTAAACCGGCTTCTCTAACTAATATTTTTTTACGCATATGTATTGATTTATCTTATATAAATATAACATTATTTCAATTTACCTCTTTCTAGCTTTAGATGATGGATTATTTGATTTATATACCCTTTCAGCTGATTTTTTCTCCTCTTCTTTGGTCTTTAATAATTCTCTAAAGTAGAACTCTCGAAACTTAATAGGCATGGTATATAGGTCTGTCCAATTGAATCCACCATTTGCATAGTAGAGTAATTGAAATAACTTTTGATGTAATAAAGTAGAGTAATTAATCGGCAGGGTAAAAAAAGTCAACCCCAAAAGGTATACGAAGTGCCTCCGTTTCACCCGTAATCAACGATTCATAATCAAATGTTAAATCTAAATCAGGAGTAATTTCAGATATATGTTTTCTAAGTGCTTTTGAATCTGCTGCTAATAACTGATTTGCAACAAAACTATTTATATATCCAATATCTCTTGTTCCATTTACTTCGATAATAAGTCTTCTATATCTAGTTGTAATTTCGTTACTTTGTTTTAAAGTTTTTTCAGATGCTTCAATATCCCTTGCAATTGCAATCTCATCACCATGTGTCAATAATTTAAACTTAATTGGTGTTTTTGATTTTGGAAGTATAAATTCGTATTCGTTATCTCTATTTAATTTAGATTCGTCAACTTCTTTTATCTTAATTTTAGATAAGTCAATTGTAACATTCACCTGTTCGTTATCTGCAGGGTCATTAACTGTTACATCGTATTCAGTACCAAATGCTAATATTCTAGATGAAATTAAGATTGCGTTTTTATCACCTAATACCAAATCATTAATGTTTACTCCTGGTTCAACTACTACTGATTCTAATAACTTATCCAAATGTAATCCTTTGCGAATTAGATTTTGATTTGTAATAATATCCTCTTCTTTTGCAGTCATTAATTTGATTGTAATCTCTCCTTTTGCAAGTGGGTTACTTTCTGCATATACCAATCCCTTTGAAGGCAATGATATAATTTCAGTTGGGAATGCGAATGATTTTTGTGTTTGAGTTGGTTGTGTACCTAACCCTCTTGTAACTTGTTGTTCTATGTTTTGTTCCATAAATAATATAACTTTGTGTTTAATAATATATATACACTTTTTAAAAAAATAAAAAGGGATACTTTGTGGGTATCCCTTTTGTTTATTATTTTTAGTCTAAATTAGAATTCTAAGATAGCGTAATCATATGATAATGTTAATTCGATTGCAACTGGGTCGTTTGAACTCCAATCTAAATCACCAAAGTTAGCTTGAGAAATAAATGCACCTTTCAAAGTCCATTGTTCTACCTTATCACCTACTGGGCCTAAGATATAGAATGTTACATCTTTTTTGTAGAATGCAGCGTATCCATCTCTACCTGTTAATGATTCATGTGATTGTCTAACCCACTCCATTACTTGTTGTGCACCTGATGGTACAATTGGGTCGTATAGAGTGATGTTTATATCATCCCATGTAGACTTTCCTTTAATCTTTCTCTTTACATTAATATGGTCTAATTCAACAACTTCCGATGTGAATGTAGGTCTACTTGCAGTTTTAATGATATACGATTCTATACCGTTAATTTCCATAATGAACCTATTACTTAACTTCGGTTCAAAGTTCTTATAGAAAATTTTATCAAACTCTAATATTTCTGGCATTTTACTTTATTTTTT